GCTCCTGAGCGCTGGCCCTCATTACCTGAAAGTCCTTCTGCACGATTCTTCACCTGTTCTAGCGTTTTCTTATCCGCACCCGCGGCTTGAGCTTCTGCCCACAACAAACGTAGCGCACTCACGTCAGTCAACGCTTCCGCCTCTGCCACATAGTCACGAGACTCCGCCGGAACCTTACGCATTTCCTCACGAGACGCACGCTTGTTCCCGTGCATACCGAGGTTGGCAAGGCACCTACCCACAGATGACGTTTCTGTGAGTTCCGCTGCGAACTGGCTTGAGCCCTTCTTCTCCGTGGCGTAACCAACAGCCTTCGGCAGACCAGCCGCCTGATCTCCCACATTCAAGTAAATGTAAGTCTTGAAAATCCACTCTTGGTCATCCGGCACAAGCTCCGTGATGATCCGACCATCCTCATGGCTGGCATAGAACTTCGCAATCCTAACCTCCACCATGTCATAGTCATTTGGGTTCCATCTCATTACCGTTCTCCCTTCACTACAAGCCAAGGCTTTCCTTGACCTCTTGACTGCCTCTGCGCCACCACAACCTGTTTGCCGTCGCGCATGACAAAACCATACTTTGCTTTACCCATAGAATCCAGCACAATCGACTTTGTTTCGTGAAGCAACTTCTCCGCCTCAAGGAAACCGTTGTGAGCCCGCAAAAGTAACTCACCGTTCTGCCCCAAGTCGGTCTGCTCGTCTAAATCGATTTCAGGGTTCATGTAACGGACAGCCTCATACGTTGCCTTGCTGCCATCCCACTCAGGCTTCTGAACATTCTGCAAGTGATCCCAGAACCGAACCGCAGAAGCGAGCTGCGCCTCGATCTGAAAGTCGTCACGGTCAACCCAACGCTCCTCATAGTTCCAACCCGCAACAGCGACAATGACCGACTTGTCCAAACCGAAAACAGACATGTAATGCTGCACCTGCGCCACATAAGCAGGAGGAGCTTCGCCCCAAGTCCCACGAGACGTCTTCACCTCCACAACAATCCACTCATCATTCTTCCTGTCATAAGCCAGCGCGTCCGGGTTCGCGTGCAAAAACTCATAATCAGGGTGCCGGTAAGTGCCAGCCTCATAAACCTCATACTCCGGGTGTTCCTCAGCCCACAAAGCAAGCACAGGCTTCTCAAACGCCCGACCGAACCGAACCGACCACGACGACAAAGGCGGGTCAGGGATTTGGCCTGTACGTTTAGCCCACAAAGCAAAAGCAGACTCCCACGGGTTCAACCCCATGATCGTCCCAATTTCAGAGCCACCAACACCGTGACTCCTCATCTCATGCCACTCCTCAGAACCAGCCTCGACAAAGCCAAGCTTTACCGCCCCGTTGAAAGTGTCATCCTCCAGAGTTTTGAAAATACCGTTTTCATCCATAGGATTACCTTATGACTAACGGCAGACATCTCAAAATGCTCTACTTCGAACTGCAAGACATCATGGACGCGCAAGAAGAGACACTTGGATGTCAAGAAGCGCCAGATCTGTTCTTCCCGGAAGACCACAGCGAAAAACAAATCCGAGACAACGCCGTCGAAGCTGCCAAAACTTTATGTAAGAAATGCCCCATCCAACTTGAATGCCTGACCTACGCGGTGCAAGCAAAAGAAGAATGGGGCATCTGGGGCGGGAAAACCCCGAGAGAGCGTCAAGTAAAACGCTAACGCCGGGCTCACAGCCCGCTAGACGGTCTTAGCCGTCCTCTTCTGGCACATCCAAGTGAATCACCATGGTGGCATCTAAAAGCGCCTCAGCGAGCTTCCTCGCGCGTTTGACGGTCAAAACAAGCCGACCGCCATCCTCGTCGTTCACAACATCAAAAAAGTCATCGCAAGTAACGACAATCTCGTCACGATCCTTTTCCGTCTGATACATCTTCACCCTCCAATACTTAGCTAACTAGATGCTTGCAGTAAACCACAAACCGAAAAAGATGTCCAGCACATTCCTGGCAAACAAAAACCCCCCTTGGTGTCAAACCGAAGAGGGGCTCTTGCTTACAAAGAAAGTTCTACTACTGGCAAGACTCGCACTCTAGAGCTTCCATTGGGTCTATCGGGCACACAATCCCGCCAACTTCTTCCATCAAATCCAAGTCAGCCATTACTTTCCCGCCCGGTCATACTGCAACACGGAAGTAAGCAAAGACATGACACCGGCAAGCGCACTCACCGACAAAACCATGATCCAGTCAACATCGAGCACGCCAATAGCAGCCGAACCAATCGCGGCCAGTGCGGTCTGTGCGCAAGTTTTCGCACAACGCTCCACAGCGTAATCTAGGTATTTACGGATTTTATCCATCAAAGTTTTCCTCTTTCCTGTTCAGCGACTTGTCTTCCCACACAGCACCGAAAATGTAACTGGTGAGAATCAATGTTATCAAAGCCACACCACCGGTTACAAGATCGCTTATATCTGTCATGGCACCAGTCAAAGCTGCAAGAGAGCCCGCAATCAGCATGAAAGCCCCAATGACAAAAGAGGCAAGAATGTAACGTCTACGGTTCTTCCAAGACGGCTGGCTCATAATGTATTTCACTCCTCGAATGTACGGTTCAATTAGTTTGCGCAACATGGCTTATGGCATGAGCGACAGCAACAGGGGCACTACAGCGAACAGGAATGACAGGATACCTAGACCTTGCCACATCCTCATCTCGATACGACGTAATCGGGTTTCGTGATCGTTCAACCGTGTGTTCACATCTTCCTCCAACTCATCGAGCTTGTCAGAGATAGAAGGCAACTGTGCTGTCAGCTTCTCAATCATCGACTGAATCTTCTGCACTTGTATATACAGCTCTTTCATTGTGATGCGGGTAGAGGACTCCTCAGCCATTACTTCAACGCCCTCCTAATGTCGAAGAACCGGCGCAGGCGGGCACTCATGGGCTTTACAACCTTCGGGGGTGTTGCGGGTTGTTTGACGACGGGTTCGGGCGTCACAGGGGCTTCTGCGACCGGCTGTGCGGGTGTTTCTTCCGCCTCGAAGTAAGGCATTGGGTCTACAGTCTGCCCCCACGTTCTCGTCGGGTGGCGTACCTCGAAGTGAAGGTGTGACCCAGTGCTAGCACCAGTATTGCCTACCAGTGCTACCCGCTCGCCTTGTTGGACGCGTGTGCCCTTGAGCAAGTGCGACGGCTTTGCAAGGTGGTAGTAAACCGTGTAAAGATCTGGTGCGTGCTTGATAATGAGCGTGTACCCGCCAGACCCGCCAGCACCCTTATGCACGATCACACCGTCAGCCGGTGCGGTCAAGGGTGTGCCCGTAGGCGCGGCAACATCAACACCGTGGTGGAACTTGCGTTTACCCGTAATAGGGTGAACCCTCCAGCCAAATCCGCTACGAGCGTTTACCGTGTACGGTTCAGGCCAAGGTTCGACCAGTCGCATTACACTCTCACTCTTACGATAACAATACCGGAACCGCCAGCTGCCGTAGAGCCACCGCCCCCACCAGTGTTAGCCGTACCTGCCACCGCATCATCTCCGCCACCGCCAGAACCGCCCGTGCCGCCAGAGTTTCCGCCTCCAGCGCCCCCGCCTGCGCGAGTTACCGAAGTGCCAGTAATTGAATTAGCTACACCGTTTCCGCCATCAGCGCCAACACCGCCGGAACCGTTCGCGCCAGCAGCGCCAGCGCCACCGCCACCACCGCCACAATCCTCCTCGCTATCCCCGCCAGCGAAACCCAAACCAGAAACACCCAAACCGCCCTGGTTGTATGTAATTAGCCCGCCATTTTTTCCACCAGCGCCTCCACCCGAAGCGCCGTTTTGACCAGGCGAGGCGTTGGTCAAACTACCGTTGTACGCAACCCCCATCGCTGACCCCGCGCCACCGCCAGGCGCAACGTACTTATGCAAAAAAGATGGCGAACCGTTGAACCCTGGTAGATAACCGGCTAATGGGGCTGCCCCGCCGTCACCTACAATGACATCAAGTGAACCGGCAGGCAAAAAAGCGTTTTCAACGTAGAGGTGTCCACCGGCTCCACCACCACCACCGCGACCCCAACCACCGGAACCGCCTCCACCTACAAGCAACACATCCGCATACCCGCCACGAGTAACATTCAACGTACCCGAGCTAGTGAACGACACATACTCGTAATCGTAACCATCCGTATAAGACCCCGTAGGAGTATTACTGATCGCCGCGTGAACCTCCAACGCGCCACCCAACAACTGCCACCTAGAATTAGCGTCATCCCAGTAATAGTTGTTGTAAATCTGCCCGTCAGTA